ATTTATTCTTCGAAGAAAAACTATATGTTAAAAACTTAACCATACAGGACTTTATTTATAAAATACAACAAACGAATATAAACCCCACTGACTATATTTGGGCTGATAGTGCATCACCACAAGCAATTGAAGAAATACGAAGGCAAAGGTTTAACATACGGGGGGTAAATAAAAAAACCATTTTACACGGTATAGATTTAATTAGGCGCCATAAAGTATTCATAACTGAAAATTCAACTAATATTCTACAGGAATTCCAAAGTTATAAGTGGAAGGTAGATAAAGATGGGAAACTATTGGATGCACCTGAAGACAAAGACAACCATACCATTGACTCAATAAGATATGTATTAGAAAGTACAATTGGTAATAAACAGAAAAAATTTAATTTTGTATGATAGAAATAACAATAGATAACAGGGTACATAAAGTTGACACTAAACTTACCATAAAAAGGTACCAGAAAATTCAACAGAACCCAAATAAATATGTAACCCCCACAGAAATTTTAGCCCTGTATTTAGACATTGAACCAACAGAACTAAAAGAATTACCAGTTGACCAAATAAGGTTTGTAGAAAAAGTTATTACCCAACACCAAAAAGAACCAAATACAGATATTATTTTAACCTTTGAATTTGATGGTGTATTATACGGTATGGAAAATGATTGGGGTAATATGACTTGGGGGCAATGGGCTGATTTGGAGGTATACTCACAAAAAGATAACATTGATAACAACATTCATATGATTATGGCTTTGTTATACCGCCCAATTATTAATATGAAGGGTAAAGATTACAAACTAGAAAAATTTAATTCTAATACAGTTCCTGAAAGGGCTGAAATATTTAAAGATATTCCTATTGAATATTGGTTTGGAGCTTCAACTTTTTTTTTGCTTATGTCGACAATGTTCATAAAAAATACGGAAAGTTCTATGAAAGCGAACCTGAAAGTTCAACAACTAATTCAGATGGGGATGAAACTGATACCAAAATGGGCCCTACCGAAGCGGCTGCAAGGTTCTATTTTGAACTTACCTTTCAACTTGCACAAGAAGACATAACTAAAATTGACAGCCTCAACCAACTTAATATGTATTTATGTTTAAATGCAGCTTCTCTGTTAAAAGACAGAATAATTGCACAAGAAAACGAAATAAAAAAAATGGAGTCCAAAAATAGATTGAACAAATGAGCGGAATAATGAACAACTATACAACCTTCCATAAGGTTCTTGATTACCTGCAATATTTTCAGGAACAATCACCTATGTTAAACACCTTTGGTTATGGTAATTTGGTTGACTTTGGAAAAAACATTTCGGGTTCAAGTGTTAACTACCCGTTTTTATTTGTAGTGCCACAGGCAATAGAATATCAGGAAAATATGACAGTTTATTCTTTAACTATGATATTTGCAGATATTCTTAATTGGGATTTGTCTAATGAAAAAGATGCTGTTTCTGATATGAGCCTTGAAGCACGAAGGTTCTTAAGTTATGTAAAAAGGGGGATGAATACATTACCAGAAATTTATGATAACATAGATATTAATTTACCAGCAACAGCACTACCATTTTTTGAAAGGTTTGGTGACCATTGTGCTGGGGTAGCACTTGAAGTCCCCCTAATAGTGTATGATACTATTGATGCTTGTGATTTTTATCCAACGCCAACAATAAGTGCAAGCCCAACAATTACACCAACACCAACTTTAACCCCTACACCAAGTCCAACAGGTGCTGCATCTTATTACACAAACAATTTATATCAGGAACTAATGCAAGGTGATGTTTGTAGTCAAAACCCACTTTCAGAGATTATACTTTATACAGCTGTTCCTCTAAATAATTTCACTACATTTCCATTACAACTATACACGGATAGCGCACTAACTATACCTTACTTTCCACCTACAACTCCAATTTTTGTTGGACAAGGTTCTAATGGAACTCTAATATGGATTGTTCCTAATGGAAGTGGAGCGGTAGCGGGCTCAGTTGGATTGTGTTAAAAAATAACTTAATATATGTCTACTAGCACTGATATAATAGATTTAATTTGTGATATTGTTAAAAATGATATACAAGAACAATTACTGAAGGTTCGCCGAAGCCGTGCGTGGGATGGTAAAGCAAAACCTGTTAATGGTGGTTATGCTGGTTATGTTGGTGCACTTTCACAAAGAAAAAACACTGGGTTATTATATGAAAGTGTAACGGTTAAACCTTTGGAAACTGAAGATGGTTTAGCAATTGATATTTCCTTTCCTGGCGCAGATTATGCATACTATGTAAACTATGGGCGTAGGGGTAAAAAGAATTCACCAACAGTTAAGTACCCCCCACTATCAGCAATAGAAAATTGGATTTCACAGAAAGGTTTACCACAATTTAGGGATAGGCGTGGTAGGTTTATTTCCAATAGACAAAGGGCATTTATGGTACAGGCCAGCATTGGTGAATATGGTATTGCACCTACATTCTTTTTGCAGGAGGGCTTAAAAGCCTCAGATGAAAGAATTAAATATTATTTAGGTGAATATGGTAAAAGGTTATTCAACGAATTATTTACAGGTTTAGAAAATTAAAAAATATGAGTATTACATTTCAAACAACACCATCACAATTTCAACCAGTACTATCTGATGGTATTTTCTTTGTATTGTCTTCAAGTACATACAATAGCACAACAACATTTAAATTTAAATACAACTATGAACTATATGTTGAAGAACAATTAGTTTTTGAAGGTAAATGCTCACCAAACCCTTATGGTTTGGGCATTGTTGATTTACAACAAATTTTAGAAACTTATACAGATTCATTACCAATTTCATATTGGGATACTACACCAATTTATACACATCAAACATTTCCTTTTTCACGTCCTGCAAATGATGAAGTAATTAACTACTTTTTAAAGGTGGGGTATGAATATGCTAGCTCTGAATTAGCTGGTTTAACAGGTTTTACAGGGTATGGAAATTCACAAGGGCCACCAGCGGTTCAAACGGATGTATTCAAAGTATTTCGTTCAACAATGGGTACTAACCCCCGTGCAACACAACAAGATTTTGATATTGAACCATTTGTGTTATCAGGGCAACCACAGGGTGTTTACCCAACAACAAGTGGTTTGTTTTTAACAAATGCGCCAAGAATATTAGATGTTTTAGAAACAGATTATTTTACATTAGGTTTTACAAACTATTATTTGTGGAGTGGTGCAACATCAGGCTTAAGTGAAGGGTACTATGTAGAGTATAATTTCTATGACAACCAGGGTACCTTATTAAGTGCCACAACCTATGATAACATACTGGCAAATGGTGGTGGGCCAAGAAACAATTGTAATTTGGTTTACCAAAATTTATACCTTATTGAACCTATTACAGGAACTACAGATTACAATACATTATATGTTGCAGCTGGCCCTGCAAACTTACCTGAAATACCTGCGGGCACAGTTCAATATACAGTTCAACTATTTGGTAAATTTACTGGTACTACAGAACCAATACAACCCAGCCCTACGCCTACACCTACACCAGGTTTAACACCAACACCATCTATAACCCCTTCAGTAACTCCAACAAGTTTCTGTGGTGGTTGTACAGAATATCAATTAAACTATACAGGTGAAACTGTAGCTTCAGTTTCAATAACAAATTGTTCAACAGGTGTTATAGAAAATTTAGTAATTGTTCCAAACCTTGTTTATAATATTTGTTCCTGCACATACCCAATAACAGAATTAGCTGTTACAATATTAACAGGTGGGCCTTGTGGGCCAACCCCAACACCTTCCAATACCCCATCTTCAACACCTACTTGTGTTTGTGGTGAATATGTTGTTGAAAATTTGTCGTATGAAAATACTGACTTTATACAGTATATTAACTGTTATGGTAACCCAACAACATACGCATTACCACCATTAAATGCAACTACAATTTGTGCTTGTATTAATAGTATTGAAAGTGCGTATAGTGAAGTAACTTATTTAGGGCCTTGTGTAGTACCACAAACGCCTACCCCAACTAGAACCCCAACAATGACACCAACACCATCATCAACTGGTGGGGAATGTATACCCATAGTAATACAGGAATGTACAAATACTTGTCCTGGTGGACAATGTGGATGTGACAACCCATTCTCTGTCAATGTTTATACAGCACCTGGCGTATTACCTAATGATATTGGGGCAACTTTATACACTGATTGTGCATTAACAATACCTTACTTCGGGGACTACCAATACGGTGGTGATATCTACTCAGCTTCACCTGTTGCATTCATTTGTAACCCTGGGGGCCCTTGCTAAAAATATAAAAAATATGGCTTTAATTCCACAAACACCACCAACAGGATATACAGAAGGAAACTGCGTAGAATATACACCAGTTTCTGAGATTTTTACTTTTAATTTGACTTGTGGGCCTACACGCTCTTCAAACCAACATATTCAGATTATGTTCCTAAACAGATATGGACATTGGGATTATGTAACATTGTTGTTTAATAGATTTCAAGGTTTAGCAATTACAAGGCAACAATACAAATCATTGAATATTGACTGGGGTTCGAATGACCCTGCAAAAACACAATATTCAAGGGGGTTAAATGACTCGAATGTTGTGATGGTTGAAACTGTGATAGTTAATACAGGGTTTGTTAATCAACCAACATTTCAATGGCTTGAAGAATTGTGGACTAGTAATTTAGTTTATGAAATTACAACCGAAGGCGGTTTAGCACCAATCAATATTCTAAACACAGAATTTGAAAAAAAGATTGAAGGTAATAGAACTATCTATAACCTTGAATTACAATATGTTTACTCAAATAATATTAAACTTTTAGGTAAATAATATGGATACCCTATTATTGGTTCAACTTACAGGTAATACTTGGCAAAGGTTAGATGCGTTTGAAGATATACCCATTACCCTTACCATTCAACAAAATGACTTGGCTAACCTTACAGATAGGCGGGTGCCATATTCAAGAACTATTACCTTACCTGGAACAAATAATAATGCAATATTGTTTGAACATTATTTTGAAGTAAATGGTACAGAATTCAACCCATTACAAAAAATACCTTGTGTAGTTCAATACAGGGGTACTGATATTTTTCAGGGTGTATTGCGTTTAAATTCGGTAATTACAAATGCTGAAGAAAGAATTTACGAAACATTTATATTGGGGGAAGTAGCTGACTTTACAACACTCTTTACAACACCACTACGAAATTTACAATTACAAGATTTAGATTATACCGACCTTAACCACCTATTGG